TTGCCATCGTTTGCGAAAATTATATACCAGAAGATTATGATATCAAATTAATTAAAACAATGAAATCAATCGGGTTGAGACCAACAAAAGATCCCGGAGGATATTCATACACAAAAAAACCAAATACAGATATCATAATTGAAATATATTCAAAGGGATTTGTACGAGCATATAAAGGATGTGATATTTTTGAGTAAAATAAAATTAGCGCAAAAACATGAAGATGTCAGTAAACTACAAAAAATGATCATATCCTACGGGGAGGGTGCGGAAACGGAATTAAATGAATACATTCATAATGAAGGCAGAGATGAATTAGTAAGTGGTATAACGCAAGAAATGCCCGTTTCAGATAGAAATAAGAGACATGCAAAATTCAGCATTTGGCATGAAATCAAAAATTATAATTTAGGTGTTGTAATCAGTAATAATAATACCGGAAAAAATACTTCTTTAAGTAAAAACAAAGGCTCGAAAACGAGCTTTTATTATTTGGCGTTTGTTGTAGATGGAACAAAACATATACGTGCAAATGATTTTTTTACTAAAGGGGCAGAAAAAAAATATAGCAAAATAGTTGACGGACTTTTAAAAGCGTTAAATAAAAATTTATAAAAATGAGGTGATTAAATGTACGATAATGTATTTTCAGAATTTGAAGTGACACGGGTAGGAATATTATTTAGTGGTGACAGCGTAAGTAAGTCCATCGGATGCACCGGCTCTCTGGAAGAGAGCATGGAGATAAAAACCATTACTAAAAAGTGTGAAGGGGTAGTTGCAAAAAAAATTGTAAAGGGTACGGGAAATGGGAATTTAAGTTTGTCAGCACATATAAATTATGAAGTGTTTGCTAAAACTTACGGAATGAATGTTTCAGGTTTGAACACCGGAGTCCGTGCATACGGGACAAACAGCAAACACGAAAAATTTATTTTAACATGCCTTGTAAAAGATGAGGATGGGAACGAAAAATTAAAAGTATATCCGAACGCTGTCGCAAGTGAAGGATATGTAAGAAAAATCGAAAACGGTTCTGAGGAAGTTGCAGAACTGACACAAGCGTATTCTGTCAGCCCTGACGATTTAGGGAATTGCATGTACGAAATACCGTTGGAAGAAATATCTGAAGCTGAACGAGCAACATACAAAGAATCTTGGCTCACTGCATGGGATCCGTCACTTGTGACAAGTGCAGTATCTTCATATACGGTTACTTTCGACCCAGATAATGAAGATGATATATTTGCACAGACTGTACAAAGTGGAAGTTTAGCTATAAGGCCGGTGAATCCCCTAAAAGACGGATATGTATTCTCGCATTGGGCTCTAAGTGAGGCAGAATATGACTTCTATACGGCTGTTACAGCCGATATAACTCTTACTGCGCAATATACGCCATCGACTTAAAATGCTATTTATAACAGCTTTTTTTAATGAAAAAAGAAGGGAGTATTTAAAGTGAAAGTGAAAATAGTTAAAGATTTTAAGGATAAAGATACCGGCAGGCTATACAAAGCCGGTCACACAGTAGATTTTAGGAAGAATAGAATAAAAGAAATAGAAGCTTCTCAGGCAAAGCGTGGCTACAATTTGATTGAAACTGTCAAAGAGGACAAAAAAGAGGATAAAAATGAATAACACATTTATTGATTTTGTTCTCTCAAATGGCGAAGAGGTAAAGCTTACATATTATTTCAGAGCTTTAGATGTTGTATTTTCAAAAGAAGAATCGGATGGGTTAAAAGAAGCTTGGCTTAATGCTGCTGTCAAAGGAACGAATCACACAATGGATGTTGTCAAATCTCTCTATGTAGCGTATTTATGCGGGCAAGCAGAACAAATAGGCGGTATATGCTCTTTAAGAAAGGATATATATACTTTAGATCAGTTCATGGATTTGCTTTCGCAAGATATACACTATATCCATCAAACATTCGTTCAACTGATCAAACCAAAAAAAAAGCCGGATTTAAAGAAGCTTTCAGGGCAAGAACAGGAAGAATAAAAAATACTATTCGGCTTCCTAAATTTAATCTAACAGAAATAGAAGATTTTTTTGTATATTACGTAATGATAATCGGTATTTCAGAAAATTTGTTTTGGAATGCTGATTATCATTTTTTACAGACAGTAGTCGAGAACAAACAGGCTTTCGAAAATTATATGACATTTAAAAGGCAAAAAGAAGCAGAAAGGAGGCGTTGATTTTGGCACGCAAAACAAGCGTTCAAATTGAATTCGAAGCGAATATAACGCAGTTTAATACAGGCATAAAACAAATGAATGCTGAGATCAACACACAGACAAAAGCACTCAAACTCAATTCTGCTCAGTTAGTTGACAACGAAGATAATGTGGAATTATTATCCCAACGGCAAGACATACTTCAAAAAGAGCTCGAAGCATCTAATCAAAAAATTGAATTAACAGAAAAATCATTGCAAGAGGCGAAAGATACGCTCGGCGAAAATTCTAAAGAATATCAGATATGGTCAAATAGAGTAATTGACGCAAAAACACAGCAGCAAAAAATACAAAATGAACTTGAAAAAACCAGTCAGCAAATACTGCAAAATACAACAATGACCAGTGAATATGAGATAGAAATAAGAAATGCTGATAATGAACTGAAATCTCTGTCTGATGAATTAGAATTAAATTCACTTAAATTAAAAACAAATAAGAATGACGTTAACCTACTGACTGAAAGGCAAGACATACTCCACAAAGAGCTTGAACTTTCAACTGAAAAAGTAGATTTATTGAATAAGGTACTTGAAGACAGCGAAGACGAACTTGGTAAAAATTCAAATGAGTATAAAGAACTTGAACAACAGTTAAAAGATGCTGAAAAAGAGCAGCAAAATATAAAAAATGATATTGCGGAAACAACAAGCACCCTAAAAGAAAATAGGACAGTTCTCGGTCTTACGGCCAAAAAGTGGGATGAAACAGGCAGCAGAATAGAAAATACAGGAAAAAAGCTTTCAATTTTGAGTGCTGGCGTTGCTACGTTGGCAGTCGGAGCCGGAAAAAGCGCATCTGATTTTGAAAGTGCTTTTGCGGGGGTTAGAAAGACTGTAGATGCGACCGAGCAAGAATATAAGCAATTATCTGATGCGGCACTCAATACAAGCCTTGTCAAACCAATTGATGCTGCTGATGTGGCGTTGATTATGGAGCTTGGTGGTCAGTTGGGTGTTGCTAAGGATGAACTGGAAGAATTTGCAAATGTTGTTGCGGACTTATCTGTATCAACGGATCTGACAGATGTAGAAAATGCAAGCCAAGTAATCGCACAATTTGCCAATGTGACGAATATGTCTATGGATGATGTGGATAAATTTGCGTCTACTATTGTTGATTTAGGAAACAATTCAGCCACGACTGAAAGCAAAATTCTTGAAATGGCACAGAGAATTGCAGGGGCAGGAACGCAGTCGGGCCTATCGCAAAGCGACATTCTGGCTTTGGCAGCAAGCCTTTCATCGGTCGGCATTGAAGCCGAATCGGGCGGCACTTCAATATCTGCAGTCATGGCAAGAATTGATAAAGACGTTGCCAAAAATAGCAAAACATTAAAAACGTGGGCAAACCTTACCGGACAATCAGTTGATGAATTCAGAAAAGCTTGGGAAGAAGACGCAATAGGGACTCTCCAGAAAGTCTTTGTGGGCATGAGCGATGCGACAAAGGGCGGAGATAATCTCAATCTAATCTTAGATGAGCTTGGCGTGACTTCTCTCAGGCAAAGCGACATGATGAAGAGAATGGCAAACGCAAGTGAAATTTTAGGCGAGAGCATTGATACAGCAAGCGGAGCATGGGAAGAAAATACTGCACTGACGGAAGAAGCACGCAAAAGATACGAAACAACAGAAAGCCAAATTCACATGCTCAAAAATGAAGTCATTAAATTAGCAATTGAATTTGGTGAAGAGTTACTTCCAATAGCCAAAGATGTCGTATCAAATGCGAAAGAATTAATAGAAAAGTTTTCGAATTTAGATGATCAGCAAAAAAGAAATATTATCAGGATAGCCGGGCTTGTTATTGTAGCGGGGCCGTTACTTACTATTGTAGGAAAATTAACAAGGGGTGTAGGTTCGCTGATTGGTTTTGGCGCAAAATTAACAGGGACACTTGCAGGGACAACGAGTGCAGCAGCAGGTGTAACTACAGCATCAGCGACAGCAACAGGCGCAATTAGCGGACTTGGGGCCACGATTGCCGGTGCCGCAAGCACTATTATTCCCGCAGGTCTGCTTGTAGCGGGAGCAGCTGTCATCATTAAAGAAGCATATGATGAAATGAGTGCAGATTGTGTTGAAGATATAGATGTGTTGGCTGATAAGGTCGAAGGTATGCCGGGCGTATATGATGAAATGGGAAATGCGATGTTTGCTACAACTGAAACAATCAGTGATGCCACGAAAGAGGCGGTAGGCGCATATTTAGATCTCGATCAAGAAGCGCGCTCTTCACTACTTAATTTATATTCGGCACAGACAGTAATAACGGATGAAATTAAAAAAGATATGACAACAAAAACAAACGACATGGCAGCTCAAGTTATTGCCGGATATGAAAATCAAAAAACGGAAGCTTTAAATAAAACTCAAGAAATGCTTAACCAAGTCGGGAATTTGACAGATGAAGAACAACAAAAAATCTTAGAAAAAGAAGCAGAATATTATAATAATAAAATTAGCAATGTTGAAACTGCTCAAAATACAATAGACGATATATATAAAAAAGCTTCAGATGAACATAGAAGCTTGACATCTGAAGAATATGCCACAATTACAACGATTCAAAACAGTATGCAAACAAATGCGATACGTGCCTTATCTACTCAGGAATCTGAAGCAAACCTTATTCTTGAAAGAATGAAAGTAAGTAATACAAGAGTGACAGCAGAGATTGCATCTGAAAACATTAAAAAATTTAATGAGCAAAGAGATGCGGCTATCGATGCTGCGAATCAACAGTATTTAGATACGGTAGAATGGGCGAGAGTTCAGAGAGATGAATTAGGAACAATCACCGATGAGCAGTATGACAAAATTGTTGAAACGGCAGAGCAGCAAAGAGATGATACAGTCGCAGCTGCAGAAGATACTCGTGATAGCGCAGTTGAGACAATGATGGATATGAATACTGATTTAGAAGATGAAGTGGATACTTCAACAGGAGAAATCAAAAGCAAATGGCAACAGTTGAAAGATAAGTGGGCAAAATGGAAACCTGATGTGAAAAGCTTTGAAGGAAATGTGACGCTTAAAGCTGCGGCATGGTCGGGCTATTTAGTGCAAACTACAGGGCATGCGGAAGGCGGCCTTGCTGTAAAACCGCACATGGCCATGATAGCAGAGGGCGGAGAATCTGAAGCTATTATTCCACTCAGTAAATTTCCATCTATCATGTCAAATATCCTGAAAGAGAACCAAGTGGACTTTTCAAAAAATTACGCATCGCAAATAAATGATAATATACATAATGCCGCAAGCGATGCATTGAATAATGCGTATACTTCAAATATTGATAGATTAATAAATGCTGTGCATGCATTAGCGAACAGAGATATCCATCTTGATATAAATGGGGAAACATTTATAAAAGCAACTGCAAAAGATATGGACAATGTAAACGGAAGCAGAATTGCGTTGATTGAAAGGGGACTTGCTTTTTGATTAATCAATTAAGAATTAACGGGAAATCTTTATATAGCGATTTTGGGTTATATATTAAAAATAGAAATATATCGTCTCCGGCGATCAGGCAAATTAAAGAAACAATTCCTTATAAAAGCGGTGCATATGATTTTACTTATTTAAATGGAGAAGCGGCTTATGATGAAAGACTTCTTACATATATTATTGATATTGCTGAAGACAATCCCATATTAATGAGAGAATTAAAAAGCGATATAGAAGTGTGGTTATATGCTGCAGTTGATACTAATATTTATGACGATACGGATCCTGATTATTATTATCATGGCAGCATTAATACACTCGCATGGGCAGAGGAAGATTCGCAAGGCGAATTGACAATTACATTTGCGGTTTACCCATTCAGGTATGCAAGAACAGAAACAGTGCTAAATTACTCGGTTGCAACTTCTCAAACAATCAATTTTGATAATAACAGCAGTCATAAAATAATACCTGTTGTGACAGTGGACGCTCCAATAACAATAACGATAGGAGAGACAATATTATCAGTCGCGGCAGGTACATATGAGAATAACGAGAATTTTATTCTTGGCGTCGGAACAAATGAATGGTTAATCGAAGGTGATGCTAATATTATAATTCGTTACAGGGTAGAGGTGTTGTGATGTTTAGAGTAACAATAACAAATGATGAAATTGACACTGTTATTCATAATAAAATACAAAAATTAAAAGGCGCAACTATCACGCAAGCTATCAATGTAATTGATAGTTTTTCTTTTAATATTTTGCCAAATATGGCCGGATATGATAATTTGTATCAACTAAAAACGAAAATAAAAGTATTCAACAATCCCAAAAACAGAACTGAATTTTTGGGACGGATTTTAAAGCCGATTCCTGTGATGGATTCGACAGGTTTAGTATATAAAAATGTTATTTGCGAAAGCGTTTTAGGCTATTTATGTGATAGCATACAGCCATTTGTAGAAATGGAAGAATACACGGTTGAGGAATTTTTAAATTTATTACTTACAAATCATAATTTGATGGTTGAAGATGAAAAAAAGATTTTTCCTGGAACGGTTGAATTGACGGATACGATATATAGAAATTTAAACTATCAAACAACTTGGCAAGCGATACAAGAAAAATTACTGACAGATGATTTAGATGGTGAACTTCGGATAAGAGAAGGGGAAGACGGATTATTATATTTAGATTTATTGAATGAAATTGGCGCCACGACTTCTACAACAATTGAGCTTGCCAAAAACATGCAATCTATGTCAAATGAGCCTGATATATCGTCTATCGTAACTCGGCTTATTCCTTTAGGAGCGAAAGCTGAAGGAGCTGAAAACAGATTGACTATAGAGGCCGTGAATGATGGGAAAATTTATATTGATGTCCCCGATCTGTTTGATATTTACGGAATAATATGTAAAACAGTCATGTGGGATGACGTCACAATTGATGCAAATCTAAAAACAAAAGCGCAAAATTGGCTTATTGATAATAACAGAATAAAAGAAAAAACGCTTCTTACTGCACTTGATTTATCTTATATTGGAAAAGAAATCAATGATTTTGCTGTCGGCAACAGATACATAATTAAAAACTCGTTATTAAATTTTAGCGACACAAGAAGAATCACAAGAAAAACAATAAGTCTTTCAAATGTGTATAAATCCACAATTGAATTAGGGGACGCACTTACTCTTCAGAGTGATTACGAAATTAGAAATAAAAGAAATATTGATAATACAGAACAGAATATAAGCATTATACAAACAAACATTGAAAATATAGAAAACAGGATTGATGAAGTAAATAATGAAATGACTGAGCAATATACAACGATTATGCAGAACAACGAAGAAATTTTATTTACTGCATTGCAAAATTATTTAAGAACGTCGGATTTTGAGAGTTTTCAGGAAGAATTAAGTACGCAATTATCAATTTCGGCAGATGAGGTGCAGATATCATTTAGTACTCTTCAGACCGCAATAAGCAGCTTGGGCGGAGATGTAAACTCTCAATTCAGTGAATTGCATCAATATATAAGATTCGTTAGCGGGAAAATAATTCTTGGAGAAATAAATAGTCCTTATTCATGCAGGATATCGAATATAGCTATGGAATTTATTGACAACAATGTTGTTGTTTCATATTTTTCGAACGGGAAGATGTTTATTAAGAAAGGAGAGATTATTGAGACATTAACATTTAACGAAAAGTGGGAAATTGGTATAGATAGTGTTGGCGGGCTTTACATCAAATGGGTAGGTGGTGAATAATATCAATGAATATAGGCACATGGTATAGTTATACAGGAACGGCATATACAGGTAGCGGCGCAGTATCAAGTCTTTATGAATTTGGCATTGAGGTAAGATTAAACAGCCAAAATATTGAAAATAATACTTCAAATATTGATGTGCGTACCTGGGCAAGAAGAAAAACTTCATATTATAATGCTTCTCGTGAGCTTGGAAGCGGCGCATATAGTTATATTACAATCGCCGGCGTAAAAAAAGGATTATCGGAAGTACATTTCGACTTTAGAAACACGACTTCTAAAATTTATTTTACTACTCAGAATTTTACAATATCGCATAATGCGGACGGAACTAAGACTATTTCGATTTTTGGAGAATTTTATTCGGATGATACATCTGAAATCGGTGGCGGAGAAATAACCCAAAGTGTGGCATTAAATACTATTCCGAGAGCTACAACGCCATCATTATCAGCGTCATCATGTATATTGGGAAACAGTATATCAATAACGCTTAATAGAGCATCTTCATCATTTGATCATAAAATAAGGTATTCTTTTGGCAGTTTGACAAATCAAACGAGTGGCTTATCAGCGTATAATGATGTAGCAACGTCTGCAACATTTACGCCGCCATTAAGTCTTGCGAATCAAATCCCGAATGCATCAAGCGGACCATGTACGATAAAAGTCGAAACATATAGCGGATCGACATTAGTGGGTACAAAAACTACTACATTGACATTAAATGTGCCAACATCAATTAAACCTACTATTAATAATATTTCTGTTTCTGAGGGAACTTCAGGAATTGAGACACAAATAGAGGCATTTGTACAAAATAAGTCTACATTCAATATAAGCGTGAATGCTACCGGTGCATATGGTTCAACAATATCTAATTACAGAACAGTGATCAATGGATTTGCGTATTCAGGGCAAACTTTTACGAGTGGGATTATTACAATTAGCGGAACGGTCAATATTACAACGACTGTTACTGATACACGAGGCAGGACAGAAACTTTGACAGAAACAGTAGAAGTCGCAGAATACATTTCGCCGACAATAACAAATGCAACTATTCAAAGATGTGATGCCGATGGGACTATTAATCAATTCGGTTTGTATACAAAAGTTATTATACAAGCTGAAATTACAAGTTTATCAAGTAAAAACGCAAAATCATTTTTATTGAAATATAAAAAGAAGATTGAATCATCGTATACAGAATTAACATTAGATAATAGCAGTTACTCATTTGATAATTCATCTTCGCCGATTATGCTATCGGATGTAGATATCAATGCTTCATATAATTTTATCGTGACTGCAACTGATTTTTTTTCGACTGCTGAATTGCCAATATTATTAGGTAGTGCGGGATATCCCTTTTATATTAAGCCAAACGGAAAAGGTGCGGCATTCGGGAAAGTAGCTGAATATGAGGATCTACTGGATATTAATTGGAACTTGAAATGTAAAGAAATTAGGGCGCTAAATAATATTTACGCAAACGACGGCGAAAAAGTATTTTCAGAAGCTGTTTTGTACGATGACGGGGCGGGAACAACGGGATTAGTTACACTTTCAGAAACAGCAGCAAATTTTGATTATATAGAGATATTTTATAAATCAAATGACAGTGTATTTTCAAGTGTGAGAGTTTATTCTCCAAACGGAAAGGCCGTTAACTTGCTGAATGTTTATCAAAATGCAATATATACATACATAAAAAGTGAAGACATTTCGATAAGTGGAGCGTCTATTACGAGAGGTATGCAAAAGGTAACGAGGCTTACGAGCGATCCAGTCATAACCAAATATGACTTGTCGTGGGCATATATTATGAAGGTAGTAGGATGCAGATAATGAACGACAAAGAAAAAGAAATTCTAATTGATGAATTAATGAAACTTAAAGGCTGGTTTACTTGGTATGACAGGCAGTGTAACGAATATAGACGCTGCCTTGACTTAGGCATAGAGTATGATGAAGATATAATGGCTTTACATCAAGAGGCGGAAATGAAGGCAGCAAGAATAAATGAGATAAGGACGGAATTACAAACATGAGACAAGATTTAGTATTTGAAATAGTGAGAGGTGCAAGCTGTACTTTTCCGTTCGAAATTATTGAGGCTGAAACAGATTTACCTCCTCAATTTGAGAATATCGATGAAATTCTTTTTGTCGTCAAACAAGGCTTGGATGAAGGTTCTTCCGAACTAATTAAAAAGGAAGGGACAGTTACAGAGGGTATAATTTATTTTGAATTAGATCCCATTGATACCGAAGAATTAGAGTATGGTACTTATTTTTATGGGATTACTTTCGTTCGAGGAGAAATAAAAGAACCTATTTTATATGACGAATTGTTCATGGTAAAGAAAGGAATCATTGCGGAAAATGAGTGATGCATACAATGTTGTGTTGGCTAAAAAAGAATACAAGATTTCGGTTCCATTTGTCGGCAAAACCGGACTAAACGCCTATCAATTGGCTGTTGCCAATGGTTTCGAGGGTACAG